GCTTACAGCAACCTGTTCGTCTTTATCCAGACTCTCATATCCCTTGCTTTCGCCTTACGCATTGCCAGCTCGCGTGGAATATTGCGCCAGATGGACATGACATTGTCTGGCATGTCGGTCAGCGCACCTGTACCCTTGACATCCATCTTGCCGGTTGGCGCTGATTCATTGGTTTTTCGGCTGTGTGTAACCAGCAGGACATGGCAGTGTTTCATTTTTGAAGTCGCAGAGCGCGTCAATAAAATCCTTCTGCCCGCTGTAATCCTCTTCATCCAGTCCACACTTTGCCAGATTGTCGATCACGAACAGTTCAATGCCATACCGGCGGCGGGCATAGGTAAATATCTCAAGCAGGCGACTGGCTTTCGCCGTACCGGTTAACTTGAATACCCACAGGCGATCAGAAAACCATTCGTTGGTCGTGATGATGTCTTCGCGCTTTGGGCGTTTCATACAGACTGTCTGGCGCGTGAGTCGGGCCAGCATCTTTCCTGGCTTGAGTTCCAGTGAGGCGATACAGGTGCGAACCCCCTGACTCATAGCGTCGACGGCGATATGTCCAACAAGTTCGGTTTTACCGTGTCCATTCACGCCGTTGATCAGGGTCAGTTCTCCGGCCCGGAATTTGAAGTTGTAATTAAGTGATTCCCAGGGACTGATAAACAATCCGACATCACGATGTTCGAATGCATCGATGGTCTCCTGGAGCAAATCACCCGCCGAGCACAACTCATCAGGATCGAAATATTTAGCGCGTTCGACATACTCCAGCACAGCCTCTGAATCCATCCCGGCCATCAGACATTCGTTGATGTCCTTATGCGGGAGTTCAACCAGACGGCAACGGTGCTCACCAAGGCGGCGGGCAATTTCTTTCGCAGCTTCACGGCCAACGTCATCATTGTCCAGACTCAGCCAGATTTCATCGAACCGATCCAGGTTGTGATATTCGTATTCGATCCACTGCTGTTTGGCCCCCTTTCCGCCACCGAACGGCACTGACAGCGACGGGAATCCCATCTGGGCATAGCTCATGCAGTCAATCTCACCCTCACACAGAACGACCAGCCGCGTGGATTTGTCCAAGGCCTGCCAGCCGAAAAGACAGGGTTCGCAATCCGCCTCAGCCATGATCAGTTTTTTACCATTCGGGCGTTCAGTGCCAATACGCTTTACCTGTAGTAATTCACCATTGCGAATGTACGGAAATGCCACCGCTGGTACTTCCCTGTTTTCATCGTGATACCAGACCACCGCATCTGATACCCGGAACTGATCTGCCGTCTCACGAGTGATACCGCGCGTTGCCAGGTAGTCGTAACAGTTACTGGCCTTTTTAACCCCCTTCTTCGTCGGTCTGGAGAACGTTTTTTTCTTCGCTTCGAAGTGGTGATCGTTGTCTTTTAAACCAAGAAACTCTTTCGCCTCACGCATGGCGTCATGCAACTGGCAGTTACGAACCAAAACCCATAAATCCAGAAGGTCACCGCTATCGCCGCTGGCAAAATCAGCCCACGTCTTTTTCCCTCCAATGTTAATTTTGAGGCTCTTCCCTGCGTCACCATTGGTATTGCCAACGCGCCACTCTTTGCCTTCCAGGCGCCCCTTTGGCAGCAGGAACTTAGCGACCCTTTCGGCGTTATCCCATAATTTTTCTGAAAGTTCGGCGGGCGTCATGCTCACTCACTCCGTAAATCAAATTTAACAAAACACCATGTCACGAATCCCTCGCGCAGAACGCCGTGGTTATATCCGTCCACCAGCACGCGTTTGAGGAATGGTTTCATTGGCGATACCCACCGCGCTTCATGCGCTCAATAGCGGCCTGGTTGATAAATACCTCCGCTGTTCCGTCTCCAGATGGTGTGCACCATGACACAGCAGGCGGTTGACTTGCGGTCAGCGCTTCGTTTTCATCTAGTGATATTGCGGGCTTGTTGGGCACACGCTCCGGGAACAACCCCTGCCAGCCTCCAGCAATTGAGCGTCGGATCACTTCATCGGCATTCTGATGGCCTGCAAGTTGCTTAGCCTGGTATGCGCAGGTTGTTTCCGTCAGCGGTTGACGCTTCTCCCGGCGAAATTTAATCCAGTCCAGCCAGATTTCAGCGCTGACGTTTTCAGGTTTTAGCCCTGCAGGGTCGAACGAAGATTTTTTCTGGCGCTTTGCGCGCACTTCTTGTGGTTCATGATCTTTTACTTGTGGATCATGTTTTAAATCTTGTGGATCTGGGGTCAGATTCTGACGGGTGAAAACTCCTTTTTTGTCAGAATCTGACGGGTGAAAACCGTTTGAACGCCCAGAATCTGACGGTTCAGATTTTGAAGGTTCAGAATCTGACGGGTGAAAACCGTTAGCCCTGCGCTGCTGTTTCAGAGCAGCTACCTTGTCCTTCTCAACGCGAGCCAGAGCCTCTAGACGTTCAGCATTCAGGTGATAAAGATTGGAAGTGTTGCGATTACCTTTACGGCGGGATTCACGACGCAGCCAACCTGCGGACTCCAGTTCAGCAATAGCCATTCTTACCGTGCTTTCGCCCAAACCCAGCTGTCGGCAAATAGTTTCAACACTGGGATAGCAGATCCCATCATCGTTTGAGTAATCAGCCAGGCGAGCCATAATTACCAGCTTAGCCCCCTTGACATCATGAGCGGCACAAGCGTCCCAAACGTTACCGAGAATTTTGCTACTCATGCTGCACCTGCCAACGCCTTTGATTTGAGCGAACCAGTCATCAGTAAAATATGCGTACTATTGCGGATAAAAACCATCGGATTCATACTGTTACTCCTTCCAAAACATCAGCCGAGAAAGAACATGGAAAACCCGATCGCCAAACTTGCTCTTAACTACTGGTACAAAGTACTTATTGCAGGCGGATTCTTTGTCTTCTTGGTGAATGGAACCGGGATCCTCACTGCATACCCGACAGCAGGTACTGGACTTATTTCCCTTGGCTGCGCTTTGTGGGAAGTCGGCGAATGGATTAACCACCCCTACCAGGAGGTATTGATCCCCGGAGTTTTTGGCCGCCCATCCGGGAAGCTGTCCGGTTACCCCAGAAAAGCCAGCTTGGCCGGGATTGCCTTCGATGTTATCGGTAGCGCACTTATCATCTTTGGAATTATTAAATTGTTCCAATGACCACCCAATGAGATTACCCCCCCAGTGGCTGGGTCGATAATTACAGACCCAGGAAACTTACGCTCAAGATCAACCAGCACCATCCTTAGCGCCTCAAGGTCAGAATATCGCTGTGACATGTCACACCTCCGCGGGGTGCTGGCGTCGGCCTACATAAAGTGAGGCGTCGTACCTCAAGCTACCTTCTGTGATTCGCTCTAGTTTTAATGCTGCACGCTCAGGAATAATCTCCCTCCAAGCTGATATGGACTGGTCGGATACTCCCAGCGCCTCAGCTACGGCTCTCTGCGACCCGTAAAATTCAACTACAATTGATTTTTTCATTGTTTAAATCACCCATGAAATGTAAAATTTCAACTCAATTTAAATCAATTATACTTGATTATCAAGTTTGGTGAATGCGTTATGAACGAATTTGAGAACGATGTTCGGAAGCAGATAGATAGGGCTTTGGGTGAAAGGATTAGAGCCAGAAGAAAAGAGTTGGGCATGACCCAGAAGGACCTGGCTAAAGAGGTAAATGTATCAATGGCGGCTGTATCTTTGTGGGAGAAAGGAGAGTCAACACCTGGAGCTAACAAACTCGAACTCATATCCAATGCATTGAAATGCAAGCTAAAATGGTTGGTTGCCGGCGATGATGTTGAAATCTGGGAAACTGATGAAAGCGCCAACCCAACCGATCCAGACGACTTATCAAAAATTGCGTTTAATTTTAGATTTGATACCAGAAAACAAACGAAAGGAAGTGCTGGCATTCGCCGCGCAGAAGCTTGCTGAGCACTTCAAGAATGTTGAAGATGGACTTTATAAAATAAAAAATAGCATAATCAATGGCATACAACAAATATCAATAATACTTTAACAACACCCATTGATAATCAATTAAAGTTGATTTACGCTTCTAATCAAACGACGGGAGTGTGAATCAAC